AAAGCGAAGATGAGAGAGATATCTGATCGCCAAAACAAAGGTAAGAAAAAAGAATCAGAAGGTAAAGGTAAAGAGCAAGCAGCAGCTGCTACCGCAACACCAAAGGCAGAGGCAGCGCAAGCAGCAGCTGCTACCGCAACAGCATCATCACCAAAAGCAGATGCAGCGAAACCAGCTGCAGCGAAACCAGCTGGTGGTTCTGTTACAACCAAAACTGAAAAAATACAGATTGCTGGAGATGATTTTGTTGCAGGAAGTCCATTGTCCGATAAACAGATGCGTGCGATCAGTATGAAAAAAATGATGGATAAAGATAACAAATATCCATACCCAGCAGAAGTTGAAGCGCAATACGCAAAACAAAAACCTGAATTCGACACAGCAAATAAAAAGATGGAAGCTGACGCATTAGCATCAGGTAAAAAGGGATTTGATGAGGGTGCTGTAAAACCAGCAAATGCGCCCACATCATCAAAGGCTGTTGATTCTTTTTCTAAAGATGTAGCAACAGCGAAAGAAGGTCAAGGTGGAACGCAGGTGAATTCAACAAACACAGTAAGTCAAACGAATGTTCAACAGAGAACAACTACTGCAATAAAACCACCTATACGAAACAATGACTCGTCGTTATCGAAATATAATGACTCTAAGTATGCGTTCTAAAAGAAAAGCCACCCGAAGGTGGCTTTTTTATTGCTATGAAAATCGCTTTATGATTCTTGGGCGATCTTATTAAAGTAAGCCATAACATCTTCGTCATCATCTGGCGTAGAGTTAGTAGCTACCTTTGGTGCTGGCGCTGGCTTAGATGCACCAACTGACTTTGGTGGAACTGGTGCAACATAATCTTCATCATCAGACATCGAAGCAGCACTGCGAACAGCTGACCCACCTTCGCTTAACACATCGCTAAGGATTCGGGATAGTTCTTCATAAGACTTAAAGTTCTTACGATCAAGGAACTCTGCCAATCGATATTGTTTACCGACTACTTCAAGAAGTTGATCTTCGTCACCAGACAATAATGGTGTAGCATCAGCGAATGTGGATTGGTCGTAGTTTGGGTAACCATCAACCTTGCGCATACGTAGTTTAAAGTCTGCGCCTTCCCACAAATCAAAGACGTTTACTGGTTTATCTTCAGCAAAAGTAGGACGAGCTTTGTCCATAAGTTTGTCAAAGATTTTCTTGCCGAATTTAAACAAGAATACCTTGCCGTTGTTTTCTGGTTTTGCTGGGTCACTAACAATATAGATGTTAGCAACGAAACTCAACTTACGTTTTTGCTTGCGAGCAATTTCTTTGTTGGATTCAGATCCTGAGTTCCACAACTTAGAATTGAGTTCACCAACTGGGTCATTTTCACCAAGAGTAGTAAGAGAGTTTTGAATATACCACTTTCCAGTTGGACCTTGGAATGAATGACTGAAGACTTTAACGAATGGGAGTTCGTCGCCTTGAGTATGTGGTAAGAACCGAATAACCGCAGATGCGTTACCAGCTTTATCTGGTGTTAATTTCCAGATTCGGTCGTCATCATAGGATTTTTTTTCTCCTGCTGGACTCGCGATCTTGTCGAACTCAGATGCGATTTTAGAGAAGTCGGTGTTGCGCATTTTGCGTAGTGTTTGAATGTCCATCGTATTTCCTTTGTTTAAAGTATGTTAAAGTATAAATTTTTGTTTAAATGTATGTGTCTTAGAAGGTAGTGTGTCTTCATCATCTTCATCATCTAGATATCCATCATCATAGTCTTCCTCGACCCATCTATTTATAATACGCATACCTTGCTGTTTGCTCGGATGCTTCTTTCTTTGAAAATCATCATCAATGTCCCGATGATTTAACTTCCTCGTCTTAGCCATTTTGTAACTCTTCTAGTTCCGATTTAAAATTAGAATTGATTAAGTCGATTTTTGTGGGATCGTATTTAACGAAAGGTCCACACTTACATATTCTACGGTATTCTTGTTCCCAAAGCAAGTTTGTATTTGCTTTCCAAGAATCAAGATAACCATAGAGTTTTTCCAAAATACACATACTCTCAATGGATATATGTCCACCCAGATAGAGTTTGAGTAATTCAGGAATCTTTGCTTCAAATAGATCAACGCTTTTCAGCTTAGATTTTTCCATATGAAGAATAATTGTATTACAGTCTGCTTGAAACACTTGAGTAATTGATTGTTTACGTTTTTGCCAAAGAGTTAGATTGCGATCCGACTCACCAAGGGAATATACTGTGGCATCATGACCATAAGCAAAGTTTGCAACATAGAACTGTATGAGATCAAAGTCTTTATCAAACCTTCTCGCAAGATTCTCAAATATTCTACGATCATTTCTAGACTCAAAAACATCACGACTTCCTTTTACATTTGGGTTAACGAACACATCAAAACTATTGGTAGTAAAGTGTAACTTTACAGCAATGTAATATTTGTATGCTTTAAATCCATCCATCACACATCAAGTTTTGCTTGTTTAGGTAAAAAATTCATTTCAATAAAGTTCGCTTCAATCTTTTGTTTGAGCGATTTGCTGACCAGAGACTTTATATCCTGTGGGTCAATATAATTTTCTTCACAGTATTTAAGAACAGCATCAAGATGCGTACACTTTTTATCCTTCACTATCTGCTCAATGTATAACGAAAAAGAACCACTATCTTCAAACATTAGTTTCAACCTTTCGGATATAGGCATCAGCTGAAACGATTAAGCGATTCAACTCACTATATTCTTCTGACTTTTTATTATATAACTTCCACTCGGGTGTGTCAAGTTTGGAAGAATCCATTCTCTTGTTACATTTATCCAAAAATTTGTCGAACCATGAGTCCATCTTTTGACGATCGCTAAGCAACGAATTGCGTAAACGCACTAGTGCTGGCAAATCACGATCAATTGCACACAAAGAAAACTTTTCATAATACTCAGAAACATGTAGTTCCATAATCAACCTCTCCTCATTTTAGAAATTTCAACAGCTTCTTCATTAGAAAACACAGGCACCGCATTAGACTTATGCATAGTAGCGATACCCTTCACCAAAGTACCAGTGTACACCTTAGAAGGTTTCAGAGTAGCATTACCCAACCCACTGTTAAGACTAGGATGTCTAACAGTCTCGCGATGATATGCTGGCTGTGGTTTTGGCATAGCCACATTCTTCGGCAAAGATTTAGTTGGATACTTAGCAAGCATGGCTTCCCAAGATGCTTGCAACTCACGCTGTTTTTTAGTAGGCTTGCGCTTCTTCGCCTTTGGAATATGTGTATGTATAAGAATCATAGTATAATTATACCTCAATCATGAATTAATGTCAAGCATTACCAAGATTATGCTGCTTCCCGAAAATATCCATAAGGCAAACCATTGAGGAAACAGAAGTATTCCCAGTCGCCATCTGCTTGACTGGCATCCATAATCCAGCGGAGAGCAGTTGCCCGATCCCTCGCACCCATACAAATTGTGTTGGTAACATGCTGCTCAAATTTGGCAGTGGCTTCTGCTTCAGCTTCCTTGCGAGCAATCTCTTCACGCTCGATGACTCGACCGAGAGTTTCGAATTCAGCCATGAATTCTTCCTCAGTCCAATTAGTGGTATCGATACCACGAGGACGGACGCCATACGCATCCTTGTACATATCCCAGAACTGGCATTGCATTTGTTCCAACACAGACATTTCTTCCCAGCTAGTCATTATACAGTTTCCTTTGCTTCCATCATTTCACAGAGAATAAACTTCGCGATGTTAATGTTTTTGCGAGCTTGATCAGTTGCTTGATCATGACCAAAAGTCATTAATTCTTGCGCATCAGACAACACACCCATCGCAACCATTTCCAAACCACTCAAGCGAGCAGTAATAGAGTTCATGTATTGGTCGCGGATATCGGCTTCAGTCATACCGTAGCAGTTTTTCTCAAATTCAGTCATTTCGTTCCCTTTATCAATCATCATAAGACTATTATACACGATTATTGAATTAAAGTAAAGCACTTTATGTGAAAAACCCTACTTTTAGTAGGGTTTTCTTGGTTTTTGGACCATTTTCAGCTAAAAACCCTTCAAAAAGTAGGGTTTTTTGTGATTTTCACTTTTTATTCAGTATTGGAGCGGATTCAGCCCTCTTTCCCGACGCTGCATAGGCTACGCAGACCATATCATTGGGTTCTGCATAAGAACAACGAACTGCCATCGGGTCAATACCTCTTTCCATAGCCAAAGCCATGGTCTTAGAAATATTTTCTTGCTCTTTCGTATGATAATACGCTACTGAAGCGATCATTGCAATGAAACAGAATACCGCAGCGACAATAATTTCTATCTTCATTGTTTACCTTTCAACATTGCTGAAAGTTTTTCTTGAATCACCTTTGCCCAGAATGGCTGAGGTAAATTCCAACCAATAAAAGCTCCTACTGCTACCCATAATAGTGTGTCTAACATTTTTCTTCTCCTTATCGTGAGCCATCATCAATAATAAATCTAAACCAAAGTGGACCAAGATATATTGCTATACCGTGAAGTGCACTGTGGTCAAATTCGTCAGTTGGCGACTCTATTTTTATTCTCCAGTGATATGGATTGACAACAAAGCCAAACCAAATTCCAGAGTACCTTAAAAAATCCATCATCTTATTTTAAATCTTTTACTTGATCACACAATCCAAGTTTTTGGGCTTCCTCAGCGGATAACCAAATATCTTGGGGTGGTAGTAAAGTTTCGCGTATCTTTATCTCACTCAAACCAGTGCATTTTCTGTAGTGAGCGATCATCCTTTTTGTAGTTAAATCAAATTCCTTTACCGTAGCAAAAAGTTCATGCTCTTTTCCAAACGCACCCCATGAGTATTGGTGACTCAGAACTGAAGTGTTTGGTGTTAGGACACGCATACCTTTAGTTCCTGCTGTGAAGACTAAAAGTCCTGCGCTAGATACTTGTCCCAATCCGATTGTTCTTACTGGTATCGCAGATCCACGTATAACATCTATCAGAGCAAACGCTGCTGTAAGATCTCCACCTGGACTTGTTATCAGTAAGTTTAATAATGAGGGTCTTTCCTCGGCAAAGTTTGCCTCAAAGATCCACTCTACTGCTTGTTTTGCAACAGTTAAATTAATATCCTCCATTAGAGGGAAGAACGAATGCGACAAACTGTCGCTCGTTTTCAATTCTAGATTTAATTTTTGCATCATGTTGGTGGGCATACTTCTCTCCATGTTTATAAAAAATGTGTGAACCAATCTTAACAGTTCTATTTAGATGATTCCACTTTGGGTTCACATAATCAGCGTGGTAAAACAGCGCACCATCTGTATTATCTTTTATGGTATGAGAGTTTACATATAGGTCTAATGCCACATTATATACTTTTTCATACACATCTTTTTGTCTATCAGAAAAAAGACGTTCTTTATTATAAGCCATAGATCTTTCGCGATCTTGGCAATACCATGAGAATTGACATGTTCTATGGCTTCTTTCTTTCACAACAGAGCATATATTGTTTCCAAACTGCCCAGAACGAACACGATTGAGGGTTACTATACCCACTGCTCTTTGACCTTCGATTGGTTCATATGCTGCTTCGAAAAATATATTATCTGCTAAACACTCTACTTCCGCTCTAGCCTTATTGGTTAATTGATCCGCTGTTACGCGAATGGGAAATAGTGAGTTGTTATTTGCCAACACTATTGTTGTTATTGAAAATACTATCGTTGTTATTATTAGAAAAATTGTTTTGTGCAATTTTATCTCCTTAATTAGTTAAAGGAAGGTATGCGTGAACATACCTTCCCGATCCCGTATCAGGTTGACTTCTTGCTAATAGTCTTTGTTGTATCTTGGGGGACGTTTGAAACGAAACCATTTAGGACTTGCGCCTTTGCAATGATATCGCTTTCGACTGGATAAGCAGGGAATCCTGGATGATCAGGAATCGTGCCACCATTGATTTTAGCAGATTCGACTTTCGTTTGCCAGTCGTTGCTAATTACTTCACGCTTACCGTAGTATTCCTCGGAAAGCATATCCTTCGCCATTTTTAAAAGTTCTAGGCGAATCTCGAACGGGGTCAAGTTACTCATGTTTTACTCCTTGTGTGTTATGAGTTGTGTGTAATGAAGGTTTTATTGGGATCCTTCAACCCACTGTGTATAATTATTTAGGAAGAATTACTTCTTTGCTTCTTCTTTCTTCTCTACTTTCTTAGGTGTTGGCTTATCACCTTTTGGTGCTGGAGGACATTTGCCATTTTTATCTTTCTTTACGCAATTGTCTTCTTGTTTTGTTTCTGCTTTCTTTGCTGGTTCTGCAGCTTGTACTGCAAACGATGCAAATGCTAACATAACTGCTGTTACTAATGCTTTCATTTAGATTCTCCTATAAAGTTAATTACAACATCTGGATGATCAGCGATAATTTTATTCCAATGAACTCGCCACGCATCAATCTGTTTCCTCTTATCTATCGATCTAGAATCTACCCACTGATGAGTATGACTATCATTATTATATTCAAACCAAGAGTCACATCCATAAATATCAATCTCAGTATATC